AACAAGAGTATGTAGCAGAGAAACTTAAACGCTATTTTGAGTTTTTAGTTTCTCTTTCTGAACTTGGTTTCGAAGGAAGTTACTACACTAAAATTGAGTGCAATTCTAAATATGACTTAGATGTGATTGTTAGTGCAATCGACACTAAAGCGTATAGCAATTATGAGCTAGGTTTAACTTTGTATAAAAGAGATAATGGTGTTGCTCAACACTCCCTTAGATTAGCTTTAGATAACCCTAAAATGTTTAGAGGTTATATGTATCAAAGGTATAGCACTCCTTGTTTTAGAGGGATATTGCAGACAAATCAATCTGTACAATTTATGCGTGATTGCTCAGATTTATCTGATTTGAGAAAATTAGTAATTGAGGGTATCCACAAAGATGAGTTGCTTTCTGCTTATTTTGATGTGATGCCTAAGTTGACGGATTTTGTAAACTCGGTTCACATTAAAGCAGAGTACCCACACTTAAAAGTTGTAGGTTTAGAAGATGATTAAAAATCCACGTGAAGAAATAAATGTACATAAGAGTATGAAATGATATATACAACTCTCATTCACCTCTTGTCCAGTCATTTGAAATAAGATATACTATAAGATATATTATAGATAGAAATAAGTAGAAAGGAAGGGGCTTCATGAGAACACAAACTCCTAGTTATGTGGTTTCGGTTAAACTACGATTACCAGAAAACGTTAAAAATCATTTGGAAAAAAGTTTTCATATTGTGAACAGTGCTTATAATGAGGTCCTGAGTTTTGGGTTACAGCGTTTTGAAGCTATGAAACAAAACCCTACTTATCAAGAACTTTTAGACTCAAGAAGAGAACTTCTTCAGAAACCTACAACGGAGCAAAAGACGAAAGCCTTTAAAGCTCGAAAGAAAGAACTTGATAAAGCCTTAACGGAAATTCGTAAAGGTTACAACTTAACTGAATACAGTATGGAAGCGTATTTAGGTAAACAAAGACGTAAATCCGGTTCATCCTATCAGCATTTGAACTCAGGTGAATTACAAGTAATTGCTAAACAAGCTTATAAAACGTTGGAAAAAGTTCTTTTCTATAAAATAAAACCACATAAAGTTCGTTTCCGTAGTAAATTTGATTTAGATGTTAGTTTTCGCAACAAGGTCAACTCAACAGGTACCTGCTTAGTAGAATCAGATAAACTCGGTATTGCTTATCGACTCTATCTCCATAAAGCGTCCACCTTCATTGATATTCCTGTCAAGGCTTTTAATGATTACCAACAGATGAATGTTCTACGAAGTGAACGTATTAAATATGTCCAAATCATTCGAAAAACCATTCGAGGAAAGAAAGTCTATTACCTTCAGATAGTCTGCGAAGGGTATCCACATACAAAAACAAGTAAAGGAGATGATACCATCGGAATCGACCCTGGTATCTCAACAGTAGCTTATGCAACACCGAATGAAGTGGCTCTTGTTGATTTAGTACCGAATTCGATTAATAAAAAGGAAAAACACATTAAGTCTCTCGAGAGACGAATTGAAAGAAGTCGTCGAGTGAATAACAATGTTTGTTACAACGAAGATGGAACTATCAAAAAAGGCAGTCGCTTCAAACCACCATCAAAACGAGCACAACGTTTACTAATTAGACATCAGAAAGCCTATCGTTCACTATCAGAAGAACGGAAGAAGCTCCAAGGACAGTTGATAACTCATTTAGTTTCTCAAGCTTCTGTTATCAAAATCGAAGAATTGAACGTCAAAGGTCTTCAGAAACGAACAAAGGATATTCGCATTAATCCAAAGACAAATCGACCTTTTAGTAAAAAGAGGTTTGGTAAATCGATATTCAGAGCGGCACCGAGTGCTTTTCGGGAAGCTTTAAAGACAAGAGCCAAACAACTTGGTATCGAAGTAGTCATGATTTCACCAAAAGAGGTAAAACCGAGTCAATACAACCACATTTCACAAACATTTGAGAAGAAACCTCTTTCAACACGCATATTTGATTTATCCTCGGAATGGACAGGTCTCCAAAGAGATTTGTATTCAGCTTTTCTCATTGGACATATTGAGGATGGTCATTATGAACAAGAACATTTAGAAAAGGATTTTCCTACTTTCTATACACTGATGAAGGGTTTCCTTCAACAACCTACACAAACCGACCGTTTAGCTTGGTATCTAAGCTAAACCTCTGTCAAGGAAAAGACAGTAAACCCGAGGGATTGACGCTCCTTCGTTACCGCACAAGACAAGCGCTCTTCTTTCTACATTGTATAAAGAGGGTTTGAGACGGAACCACTTATGTACTGGACGGTTCCTTCTTGTGAAACTTCCAATGCTCAGACACATACCGAGATTGGGTTTTTACCCAAAGCAGGTCATTGTCTTCAGACAGTCACCTTTGGCTCACATGTGGGTTGGAGACGAGAACTGAGCGCGTTTACCTCAAGGTAAACGGGAATCTCGGGGATTCAGCCTCGGGAGGACGTCAAAAAGAATAGACAAGCTTTAAGCGACTATTTAGTAAACTTTCTGCGTAAAGAATGGGAACAAAAACCTTATACTAAAGGAATTGTCTTTGACACTTCAATGATTTATGAGTTTCGTTTTCTAAGAGACGGTTCTGAAATTGAAATAGCCTTATACACATATAATGTAGGTAAAGAACACGTTTTAAACTTTATCCTTGAAGATGGGTTTGTCTATTGCCGAAGCATTCGCAAGGGTTATACTAAAGACGGGGAGTACCAAGAAGTTCGATTTAAGTTAGATTATGAAGAGTTCAAAACAAAGAAATTAAGTAAATTTGATGAGTTAATTGAATTTATTAGTTCAGATGAAAGGGCATTGGTTGTGTTGTCTGCTCTAAAAGAATTACACGGAGAGGGTTAATTTGGATTCAAAAGATGGTTTATTATTGTTGTCTAACGGAACTAATTTTCCGTACAACCCTTATATTTTCAACAAAGACTCGGTTATTGCTTATTCCATACAAAGAGGGGGTGGACTCTGACAGAGGAACTTCTTTTACGCTTGGTTCCTTTTCTAAATGTAACTGAGGTTAATTTTGTAGGTAAGAGCCAAATTGTTGTTAAAAGTGCAGAAAACTTTTACGTGGAGGTGAAGTTCACAGAGAAGAAGATTACTTCTGTACGTGTGGTTCAGTTCTTCAAATGTCAAAACAAAAGTTTTGAGTTAGTACCATACAAAACTATGAGAGGGTATCTTTCTTGTGATGAACTTCCAATTTCGATTGAAGAAAGGGTTTCCATACCTTTATCTCAATTAGAGATGGAATTAGGTGCTTTGGTTTCGGTTATGTTAACAAAGTTCTATGGTTTTAAGTTTGCTATGGTTTTAGATTGAGAGGATATTGTTTGTGGTAAATAAAGATATTGTAAAGATTCGTAAACGTTTGGTAGGTTTTAAGAGAGTACCTACTTTAATTGAAGTTGGTAATTATAAGTCCTCTGTTCCTATGTATTATGTATTTCAATTAGACCCTATAACACAAAACACTAAATTATTATCTCTTACTGTGACGGATGAGTTGGGTCTTCTTTTAACTTCTGATATATACTATAAATTGGGTATTAACCTGGGTTCTAGGAAAGAAACTAGTTTAGTTGTTTTATTAGCAGACTTAGTTTTAGCTAACAAAGCGAAAATTACTTATCCTAAAGGTACTTTATCGAACATCTATAGTATTACTTTGGAGTTAGGGCAGTTTGAACAAGGTCGAATAACTTACAAGCTATTTGCGGATAATAATTTTTATGCTTATCTTAATTTAGAATATAAAGGGTTAGACCAATTAGGGTATAACACTTTAGGTATAGATGATACTGTTTCGGATACTTTAAAAGATGCTATAAGTATTGTTTACTCTATCTTATTGAAAGATTATAGCAGTGAGAAAGAGTTAGTTTACTTATGTGAGAAATTAAGTAAATATTATACTCCTACGCTTTATTCAAAATTAAGGAGTGAGCATTTAACTTTATAAAGAAGTTGTAAAGGTTTGGTTTGAATGATACATGATAGATTGGGGTAAGTTCCTTAACTTTATTCAATATGACAGAGTTATAGGTTGATTATCAGTCTATAAATATGTATTAGAAAGGAATTATAAGGTGGAAGCATGCGAGTTAGAAAGAAACCGATTGAGGTATTTGCAATTCGTTATACGCATAATACGATTGTAGAAGAGTTTTTGAAGTTACTGAGAACAAACGAAGACGAGCCTGTTCGGTACGACGAAATCGATAAAACAATCTACATTAAAAAAGAACGTGGAGAGATTGCCTTAAAGTTTGGCAATTGGGTTATTTTAGAAGAGAATACGGATAACTGCTTTTGGGCGATTGATCATGAAATCTTTTTAAAAACATATAATAGAGTTCCACATACAGTTAATACGTTTGTCAAGAAGGTTTACGAAGTTGACTGCGTTGAGTTTAAGTCTTTGGAAGAAAAAGACATTATTACAGTTCTAGACTTCATGGGGTCTGGAGGTAATCCGAAAGAACCTTTAGTTTTTCTTCAACGAAGTGATTTGATTGAGGAAATAATAGAACAAAAGTATATTCCGATAAATACTCTTGAAGGGGTTGAAAACCTCTTTCCTACAGAAATCTTGATTAGAGGTGTTGAAGGAGAGTATTATCCTGTTAAAAGAGTTTATTTTGATATGATTTATGAGGTTATTACTTAATCTAAAGGTTTATGAAATTAGATGTGAGGATAATTGGTATGAGATCACCAGCTTTATTAGAGGTTACAGAAATTCCAATAGAATATGTTGGTTTGTTCTTGTTAATTGTTTTGTGTGTAATTCTTCAAATACTAATAGACGGTAACAGAGATTAAGAGGTTTTATATGCTAGATTTACAACTATTAAACAAAGTAAATGAGGTAGAGAAACAAACAGGTCAATCACTGCCTAGTTTATTATCTAAAGTTCCTTTGGGAAATGTACTAACAGCTTTTAAGGAGTTACAAGTTGCCGACTTAGTGGGTATGGTAAGTAGTGTGTCAATATCAAAACTGACCCACGGTCTAACAATCATTACGCCAGATGAAATTTCTCAAATTTCTGTTGAGAAACTAAAGGTTGTGTTGAAATACGGTAATATGCTTACTGTAGAAAGACTTCAATCAAAATTTGGTAGTAGAAGTATTATCATTGCAATAAATAAATTGACTGAGAGTGAGTTGCAGTCTCTTCTCACAGAAGATAATTTTGAAGTCATGTCAAATGTTATTGATAAACTTGCATTCGCAAGTGATAGGGGTATCTAATGCCAACAAACAACTTAATTAAACTGTCCACTTACAAAAACGATTTTGGTTTTAAAGTACCTTATCTATTAGAGATAGGAAGTCCTCAAGAAGATAACTATACCGCACTTTGCTACCCAATAGGAAATTCAATCTTTGGGGGAAACTTTATTATAGATATTGATTATATTTCTCCCAAGGGTACTTTTGTTAATCCTTATACGAGCTATGGTTTAAATTCAGGTTCTAAACAAACTGTCTCTCTTATAAAAGAGATTGTAAAGATGATTTTTGATAACAAGCTAAAAAGAAAATATAAATTAGGTACACTTTCTAGTGAGTTTGGTTTTGAACTTGAAGTAAAGGCTTTAACTAATTCAAATTGCGGTATTGAAATATCAGTTAGTGATGGGTCTAAGTTATTTGTAAATTTGAACTTCTACTCGATAGTTGATGTACTTAAATGGGATGATACTTTCCCTGTAAAGAGTCTTTACTTAAAATTACTATCTGATAATTTTTCAACTAAGGAAGATTTAGTTGAGTGTGCGACCCAAGTCTACAGACTTAAAAACTCTGTACTTGCACAAAGTAAAGATTTAGGTGGGGTATCCAATGTCAACAAATAAACCTTGGACTCGTCAAAAGTTGACACAGATGCTTTATCACGCGTTCATTGGTTCTCTGGCAGATAATGCGATTGAAATTGGTTGGGTTCTGTGTTTTAGTTTGTTAGCTGATAAAAGTTTAGTAGAAAGAATAACTGTTCTCTTTGGAGTAAACGATGCCTTTTGGGTTATATTGTCGTCAACTTACTATACTGCTCGTACTTCTATGACTGCAACTTTACCTAAGTTGATAGAAAAATACGGTTTAGGTTTAGAGTCTAAGGTAGTTAAAAATCATATCTACTTATTTTATCTGATGCTCTTACCGTCTGCAGTGGGTAGTTTCATGTTTCTACCGAAATTATTGCTCATATTAGGGGTATCTCCAACTGACCTACCTTTCTATATACCTTATTTCCAACTTTCAATTCTGTCTATTTTAATTGCAGCACCTTGGGCAGTATTTATTCCGTCATATCTGAGAACAAGGGGTAGAAGTAAAGAAGCTACAGTATTAGACCATAGTATTGCTTGGTCTATGTTAATTGGTATTTTCTTCACAACTCATATTTTGCATTTAGGTGTAAATACTGCATTGGTGGTAAATATGATAACCAATGCTATACCTCTTTATTGGTTCTTATGGAAGAGACCAATACCTAAATTCTTTTCAAAAGGATTTGAGTTTTCTTGGAAAGAAATTAAAACTTATTGGAAAATAGTTAAGTGGGAATTAGTTAGACGTCTTGCTCCAAGGGTATCCGCTATTATTGGGGTAGGTCTTACAATCACAATCAACCCAATTTATGCAGCAATTAAATACTGGATTTCAAACCTAATGATGTTACCAGAAGGTTGGGTAGATTCAATGGCAGGCTTACTAAATAGTCACGTTTCTCGAAATGTTGGTTTAAATGAATCGATCCCGTACAAAGACAATAAATTTGTATTTTGGAAAGCTTCTATTGGGGCAATTCTTTCGATAGGATTGATTTATCTAATTGCTTATTTCGGTTTATCTTGGTTGCCAGAGTCAATTTATCAAGGTATTATCTCTCCAATCATTTGGGTATTGTTACCTATTGAGATTGTAACAAAACTCCGCTATTATATGTGGTTAGCCATTAGTCGCTCATATCGACACGACTTAAATGGCGTAGCTCAACTGATTTACGCAGTACCGACAGCAATATTAACACCTGTATTATTGTGGTTATTCTTACATCAACTGCAACTTAGTTTTGAATCTATCTTTGCAGTTGGAGCGATTGTAGGAACAGTTCAGTGGTTATGTACAGAGTTGTACTTTAGAGATAAGTTATTGAAAGAGGATTTATGTATTCAGCAAAATTAACTTGTGCTTCCTTCTTCGCAGGGGTAGGGGGTATTGATTTAGGGTTTGAGAGTCAAGGCTTTCGAACAATTTATGCAAATGAATTTGATGAGAAAGCAAGAGAAACTTTTTCTTTAAATTTTCCTCATGTTCAGTTGGATGGTCGAGACATTCGAGAAGTTTCCTCAGATGAAGTTCCTTCAACTGATATTATCGTAGGTGGGTTTCCTTGCCAAGCGTTCTCAACAGAAGGGTATCAGCAAGGTTTCCACGATGAAAAAGGTCGAGGTACTTTGTTCTTTGAACTCGCTCGCATCATTGAAGAAAAACAACCTCGTGCTATTTTCTTGGAAAATGTGAAGAACTTAGTTCGTCATGATAAAGGCAACACCTTGAGAGTGATTTTAAAGACTTTAGAGGACTTAGGTTACTATGTAACTTTTCAAGTAATGAACGCTGCTGAATATGGTAATATTCCACAAGGTAGAGAGCGTATTTACATTGTAGGTTTTAAAGATAAAATGGTATCTGAACGTTTTCAGTTCCCAGATAAAGTTGAATTTACAAAGAGTGTCTTTGATGTGATTGATTTCAAAGCTCAAGTAGATGAACAGTATTACTATAGGGCAGATAAACATTATTATCCTTTGTTAAGAGACAATATTGTGTCCGTAGGTAGTATTTATGAATACCGAAGAGGAAACACTATAAGAGAGAATAAAAGTGGTGTCGTACCTACTTTGTTAGCTTCTATGGGAACTGGTGGGAACAATGTACCATTGATTTTGACAGAGAATGATGAAATTCGGAAAATGACCCCAAGAGAGTGTTTCAACACTCAAGGTTTTCCTCGTTCTTATCAATTCCCAGAGAAACTGGCAAATAGTCACTTATATAAACAAGCAGGAAATAGTGTAGCGGTACCAGTGGTATCAAGGATTGCGGAGAAAATTAGATTGGCTTTAGAAGGTTAGTGAAAGTGATGGTTCAAATGAGTAAAAGTAAAAGAGAACAACTCCAACAAGTGTTGGAAAAGACCTTTGATAAGGTAATTGGTTTAGCAGATGAGGTGAATGGTGAAACGATTGAAGTGTCTGATAGATATTTAGTCTATATAGAACTTGCAAAAGACCTAGTTTATCTGTCTTTAGAAAACAAGAAGTCAGGTAAACGAGTTCATGAATTACACATTTCGGTATCCTCAGACTTGGATGTTTTCTTCTCAGGTAGTACCTACGGAACTTTTAGTTCTTTACCACTTAAAACTTTAGAGCATATTGTACAATATGCTGTAAAAGGAACTCCTCAATTTACACGTGGGTTTGAGATTTTGGTAGAGTCAATTTCTACAGATTTTCAAGTAGCTTGTTTCTTGAGTGCTTTGGAAGATTAAGTTTAAATTTAGAGGTGATTCAGCTTATGGCTTATGGAAAAAGTAGATACAATGCTTACAGAAAACGTAGCTTTAATCGGAGTGATACTCAGCGTAGGGAGTACGCACAAGCAATGGAAGAACTGAGTCAAGCGTTTGATGAACTTTCTCAGTACGGTTGGTTTATTTCAAGTCATTTAGATAGTGCTTATAAGAATTACGATTACTACCAAGTTCGCTTATCTAATCACTCTGCAGATAACCAATACCATGATATTCATGAAGGTTATTTGATTGTGAATGTTAAGGCAAGTAAACAAGACTTTGTATGGCTTATTAAGAATTACTTAGACCATTTGTTGTCATACTTAGATACATTGGACTTAAGTAAATATAGGTTTATCAATGTAACTAATAGAGGTAAGAAAATTACTTGCTATTACAGAGGTTTTAAAACTAAGAAAGACGTAATCGACAAAACATATGGGTTTGATTTTAGAGACTACAATGAGGAGTAAACTATGAAAGATATAGTTGAGGTATAGAAGATGAACAGACTAAAGAACAAACAGACAGTCGAACTTTTGGATTATTTATATCAAGGGTTTAAGTTACTTTTGAGTGGTACTGAAATTCAACCTATGAGTTCGGTATCTCAAGTCTCACCCCGCTATAAAACTCAAATTCTACTAAAAGATTCTGTATTTCGGTTAAGGCTCTTGAAAAATACAATCGAGACAAACTTAGATACTGACTTGGTTCATGAAATACTGATTTATTTCGATAAAGAGTTAGATAGAGTTTCTTTTAAAGGTGTTTCATACAATCCGAAAACAGGAAAACGAAACGGTGTCTCAACTGAGGTCTATTTACCTAATTTACTTGACTACGTTTTGAATGACACTTTAGTGTCTTTGGTTGAAAATGTAGCTACACTCAAACAAGTTGAGTGCTTAAATTTGGGTGTTCGCTCTTCTGGTTTAGGTTTTGATATAATTGAGGAATTAAGATATGAGTAAATACAAAGGACTAAGAAGAGACCAACTCGAAGAGTTAGTAGTAGAAAACCTTAATTTCTTCTTGAAATATTTAGATGGTCAGTCTTCTTATCCTATGGGTAAATTTCCTACCGGTATCCCCTCTCCCAGAGGGGGTGAATACCTTATTTGGGTAGGTTGCTCTGAGGGTACGATTTCCTTTACCTTACAAGACACTACTGGGGTTGACTACCACAATATCAAAATTGATAAATTTGGTGGCGCTAGACAAGTAGTAGAAGTAGCAAGTCGACCGTTCAAAGAAACTGGAGAAATTTGGTTTGGTAAGTCTTTCAGTCTTCGTTGTGATTGGGATGATTTACAAATGAGTCCAACTATGTTCACCAAACAGTTGTTACCTTATATTCGTAAGAAAGACCAAGTTTTAGCTTATTGGTTAGGTTTGACGGCTATTCAAGATTATCGTTAGATAGGAGTTTAAATATGGAAGTTTTATTTAAGAACAAAGAAAGACAAGCTCTCTTAGAAGAATTGGTTAAAGTTTGTCAGTCTGTGGCTGATAATGGTGTACCTGATGTAGAGAGACAACTTGTTAAAGCATCAGATAGATTGAACTTAATGTACACTTCAAGTTCTGAGAACAATGGTTTGTACATAGACCTATTTAGTTCCACAGGTGGTTCTATTCAACCTTATGAGCTTGTGGTATTCAAACAGAATCAAGACACTTGGGTTCATTTAGAATACGATACTGAATTTAGAAGACGTCAACGTGTAGATGTTTTACTAAATGATGTTGTAGAACCTCTTGCAGATTTAATTAAGGGTATCCGTAGTCAAAGTCGTGTAGTTGCTTTTCTTCATGCTTTACGTTTGAACTTACGAGGTTTTATTTATTGGGAGGGTTGAAATGGATGTTCAAACTCTAATTACTTTATTATCTAAGTTTCCGCCCAATATGAAAGTAAACCTATATACAGGTGCTTACAATGATAGAGGTGGAGAGGTTTGGGTAGTAATTTAGAGACTGATGTAAGGGATATATTATACTTTGAAGGTACAGAAGCGTATTAAGGTTTTATTAGGAAGTAGGTAAATTTTATGTTTAAAGGTTCAAGAGGAGTTCGTCTCCAGTATAGAAAGTCAGATGGTAGTTATGATTATGTTCAACCTATTATCTTGCCTAATGGTGAGAGATTTTTAGTACATGGTAACTCTAATGAAGGTTCCCCGATTGACTCTAATGTAAAGGTTGATTTAAAGCTTGCAAGTGACTTAAGATACGCATACAGTATGTTGGCAGGCCTTGAGGGGTATCAACCTTTGCACGTTGTTCCTAATTGGGAAACTTTATTGGGTTATTCTGATCTATTAGAAGATTAAATGGAGGTTGTAGATGGCTTTCAAAAGTAAAGTAAAAGAAGAGTTATTTCAAGAACTAAAGAAGTTTATCTTTTTGTATCATTCTAAGATATTAGACAATACAGCTAAAGTTACAGATGTTGCTGTACTGTTAACACGAAAGGTTATAGCAAGGTATGTAGCTACAGATAGCAATGCAGTCTTGGTAAGTTTAGTAGACCATGAAGGGTATCCACTCTTTAAACTTGAATTTTATTTTTTAAGTTTAGACGGTGTTGATTATGTAACTGTTAAGTATAGTGAAGTTGACGGTTTAGGTTCATTTAAGACCTATGCATTAACTGATTCTGAGGGTATTGAGAGTATTTTAGTTCAAGCAATTAAATTTATTCCGTCTGAGTCTTATTTAAAACATTTCTTGAATATCTTTAAAACAGGTATTCCTAATTGGTTAGACTAAACTATAGAAAGTAGGTAAATTTTATGAGTAACAACGTAACTTCCACACGTGGAGTTAGATTAAAGTACAAAGATAATTACGTCCAAGCAGTCATTCTTCCAGACGGTCGTAAGTTAGTGATTACAGGTAGCACTTACGGTATGGGCGCTCCTTTGTCACCTTTGTCTGAGATTGGAGTAGCTAAGAAGTCTGACTTGAAGTGGGTCGTAAATGACTTACTCAACTATGGGTATCAGGAGGTTAGCGGTTCTGCGGATTATGATGAACTAAGAGATTTAGGAAATACAATGCCTTGGTCTTAAACTTAGAAAGCAGGTAAAATATGAACAACATTCAATTTCGTTTTGAAACAGCTTATGGTTTTGATTTTGTCCAATTTGTGATTTTGGAAGACGGTCGTAAGTTTGCAATCACTGGACAAATGGGAACTGGTTTCGCAGTCTCTCCTAGATACACGATTTATGTTAAGAAAAAGTCTGAATTGAAAGAGCTTTTGGATAAAGCTATTAAATTTGACGGTTATGTCTTGAAGGATAACTACACTGACAGACTAGAGCTTGAAACTTACGAAAACCACGTTTTTCGTTTCTCATCTAATTAGATAAAGGCGGTATCCACATGCGAAACTTCGCCCTATACGACCCAAGCAGTGGTCAATATGTTTCTTATGTAGCTTTCAACCGTAAGACTAAAAGTTATGACATTGAGTTCACACGTGATTTGCACTCTATTCGCTTTTGGAAAATGAAAGCAAGCGCAGAAGGACAAGCACAGAGAATTTTCGATTGGAATCGGAATTTGGTGCTTGAAGTGAGAGAACTTAGATAGTTTTCTCTTGACAACGATTTAGATTTGTGCTAAACTAATTATAATGAGTAATGGTTCTAATGAGCGTTGGGGAATATCATTCCATTCGGTTTATATTTCCCTCGATAAGCATCCTCAACTTTTGGTTGAGGGTGTTTTGGTAAATTTGGTTTACTAGGTCTATAACCTATGAGGTTGTAGGTCTGCCTAAACTAAGTTTGGTTTATTCTATTCTATTTTATTCTATTTACACTAAACCTTAGTTTAAAAATAACATTTTTAAATTAAGGAGGAATTATCATGGATAATTCACAACAGTACACATTAAGTCGAGTTTCGACTGAAGTTTCTTTAAAGGATCGTTATTGCAGAGGAGCTAAACCTCAAAGTGACGTTTTCTTCCCTAAAGTAGTTTTACCTACTTACTTTTTAGATTACGAAGACCGTTATTATTACGCTTCAAACTATAGTTCGTTCGGTATCTTTGGTTCCGTTGTTTCCTTTGACTTACCAAACGGAGACTCTAAGAACCACCTTAAGTTCTATGTACCAGATGGTACTTCAAGGTTTAATTTAGCTAATGTTTACAAAACGAAAGTTAAAGCTTTAAATACAACTCAAACTGTCTTGTTTTGTACTTTAAATGCTTTACGTTATTTCCTTTCACCTTTCGTTGAACTGTATAGATTTGCAGCTCGCTTATTAGACTTACAAGCTCTTATAGTTTTAGCTTTGTTGGTAAGTTGTGGTTTGTTCGTACACAACTCTATTGGAACTGTACCTTATGTAGATTACACTTTGTATACCTTAATGGGTATCGAAGCAGGTTTAGCTCTTTTAAACAAGAGTCATTGGGTCAGTGCTATTTATCAGTTTAGGTATTATTTAGAGAGACGGTCAACTTTCCTTTATGAACGTGCTTTATCGTTAGGTGATGTTTTAGATGCAAATAACTTACCAAGTCGCTCCTTTACAGGTAGTTTGAAGATTTCGTATGAGAAGGCAAGTCTTTTGAGTGTAGTGAGTTTAGAACACGATTTGTTCCGATGGCTTCAACTTAAAGAGGTTACTCGCAACCTTACTCGTAGAGAAATTGCAGAACTCTTCTCTGATTTAGAAAGTGGTTTAGAAAAGCTCGACTTACCTAATTGGGGTATCGTTGAACGCATTTTGGAGCGCCATGTTCGAGGGAAAGATTCTTTCCTCATTCCTGAGTTAATCACCTTTTGGGGTATTGACAGAGAAAAGGAACCTGAGTTATTTTTCTTGTGTGTAAACAACTTAAGAACTCTAGCAGGTTATAAAGATTTAAATCTGAGTTGAACTTAGGGGAAGAAGTAAAGTAGTAGAGGTGGTTTAATTTGAAGTACAGAACAAAACATATCTCAGCTAAATCTTCTGACCGCTTGGCAGAGTACCTAGACGAAGCATTACAAGATGTTCAAGATAGGGGTGGTGTTCCAGATTTGTCGAGCTTGTCTGTAGTTTACACACCTAATCGCTTTGAAGGGGAACAAGGCTACATCAATGCTTACTTTATTTACAAAGTAGAAGATTAAAAGAGGAAGAAGTCTTGATTGTTGAGGTTTTACTTGACAAACAAGACTTCTTTTGTTATACTAAATACAAGAAAACATTGAGGTAGAAAATTATGTTGGAAACAAACCGAACAAATGCAAATAACTTTATCATTTCCCAAGCGGTATCTGAAGCTGTTGCTTACACTCTTGGTATTGAGGGATTAACTTTACTTCGAACTGATGTAGGCGGATTGGGTGACAACAATCAAGTTTATTATTTCTCAAACAGTATTCTGAACCAACTTCCAGTAAAATCTAGTGATAAGACTTTGTTTGATGTTAAACTAATCTTTTTACGACGTGAAGATTTAAACATCGAAGAAACTTGGAACGGTGAACCTCTATATCTTTATGGAACTGAGCATTACATTCTTTCTCAATCTTATGTAGATAATAAAGTGGCTGCAAATTCTTTCTTTGATAGTTTGTACAAGGATGTAGAACATGAGGTTCTTGCTGAGTTCTATATCTATGAAAACGTACTTTATTTGAGTTACGAAGCACTTTTAGCAGCTTATCAACAATGATACTAGTTTGCTCTCTTAATTAACTAGGGACGAAGTACCTCTAAAACCTCTCAGTTTGCCCCAGTTTTAATTTTAAATCCAGTTTCGATAACTTATAAGGTTTAAAGTTAAAACGGGACAGAGGGTGTTTTAGAGGGTTTTAATTTAAGGAGATTTATGACAAAGAAAATTATAGCAATTTGGGTGCAAGACTAGTGTGGTATCATAGGTAAAAATAACCACCTCCCTTGGCACCTACCAAAAGACCTTAAGCATTTCAAAGAAACAACGTTAAATCAAGTTATTTTGATGGGTCGCGTTACCTTTGAGGGTATGAATAAGCGCTTGCTTCCTAACCGATAAACGTTGATTTTAACAAGTTAGTTTGATTACCAAGTAGAAGGTACAACTGTTGTAACAAGTGTAGAAGATGTCTTGGATTGGTACGAAAATCAAGACAAAACTCTCTATATCGTAGGAGGTAGTCAAATCTATAAACTCTTTGAACTTTATGTTGATAAACTAGTTGTCACACAAGTTCAAGCTAAGGTTGAAGGAGACACTTACTTCCCTAAAAACTTTGATTTTTCTAAGTTTTCTCTAGTGAGTAGTGAAGATTATGAGAAAGATAAACAGAATAAGTTTGATTTTACGGTAGAACATTATGTGAGGGTATGATTATGAGGTTTGGTTCTCAGCATGTTCTTAATTGAAACCTTTTCTCTGTAGTGATTTTATTGTTAAATCAGCGAACTCCTTGACTTTCAAGGGGTTTTGTGCTATAATAAAACAAAATTTGATAGGTGGTTTAGACAATATGACAAAGAAATATGTTGAAAATGAGACTTTAAAACATCCCAGTCGATATAACGAAAACAAGGTTGAAGCTTGGGATTTTACAACTTTCTCTTTATTACCTCACACGATTGGTACTGTAGTTGAATATGTGATTCGCTATAAACATAAAGGCGGTATCCAAGATTTGGAGAAAGCCAAGCGTTGGTTACATAAGGCAAAAGACTCTTACAAGTACCTAGCTTTTTGTACTCCTAAATTAAGTGTTTCAGAATACCGAGAGTTGGCTCCAAAAGTCAATGAAGAGAACTTTTCTGATTTATCAATCGAACAACTCGGTATCCTCAGAACGGCTCAAACTTTGACAATGAGCTTAGACAATGAGCATATTTTCAAAGAGTGTGTTGCTATTATTGATAAATACTTAACTTTGCTGATTGATATGGAGAAAGAGGTACTTTGATGTTTCTAGCTTTTATTCAATATATAGTTGCTCTTGTTTACTGTATGCATGGCTTTGCTCTAGCTTTCAGTTTACTTGTTCGGAGAGATGCTTTACATGAGTTAGGTTTAAGTGTGCGTTCAGTTTCACTTTGGTTACTTACCTTTGTTCTTTATACAGTCTTACTTACTTTTATCCTTTTATTTGTAAGTCAAATCGGTGTATCAAACTTAGTTTTCTTTCTTATCTTGAATGGAACTATGTTTCTATTTATGATTTTGTTGGATGGTTGGTTATTGTGTAGAAAGGTTTCTTAACATGCTTCAAGTTTTATCTAGCGGTATCATCATTTTGTACCTAACTAATTTCTTTGTTTTAGGATTTATTTATGCAATCCCACATTTGCAAACTAAGTTTAAGGTTTCTTCAAAAGATGTTTTTAACGCCATTCTTGTTACTGTTCTTTACACACTCAGTTTAGTTGCATTGTTTGGTGTAGTGAAGGAGTTAGGAATATCAGAGTCTAAGTTGCTTTATACCTTTAATGGTTTGTTATTATTTTACTTAGTTTGCTTATATGGTTGGTTTATGTTGA